ACGCATTTTCTGGCACTAATCTTTTAGGCTCGTGTATTCTGCCGAAGTGATTAACAGCCTGCTCACCAAACTTATTAAACCAATCGTTTTGACATCTCATATCACACGCATTGCCACCAAGATAATAAAATGATGATCTTCTTCTAGTTTCATAATGCTTGTCGCCTTTTGGTCCACGTATTCTGTCCATTGTTTCATAAGTATGGCAGTCTGGTCCTTGACAATATTTCATCTATCACTCCATACTCTAGCAAATAATATTAATGCTATTGTTATTATTAAAAATAGTTCAATCATAGTATCTCCCAATTAGTTGCGTATCTATATCCTTTTTTATCTAAGTCATAGTAATGTAAAAAAGGTCTTAAGTCTTTTAGTCTTTTGCCCAAACCTCTACAGTTATCCGTTAGAATGCCAAAGCGTCTTACTTCTTCTCCGTCTTGCTTTGTGTATTTGATTTTAAACTTCTTATTACTTTCTAGTGTCATGTTATCCTTTCTGTTAAACATAAGGGGATAATATCCTACATTATCCCCTATGTCTAGTCTTAATTTACTGATTGTGCTTGGTTGTATATTATCCTTTCTGCTATCTTTTGCTCTCTTGTTTTTTCTGTGTTCTTCATAGCCTTAATACGATCAGCTAAGTTCTTAGGATTGTAGATAGTAAGACCAGTAGAGTTCGTTCTAATGATTTCACTTTCATCAAGTTTCAATCCTAATTCAGATGATAACTCTAAAGCTTCATCTAAATATCTATAACCTTTTAATCCAATCTTAATCTCTTTCATTTGATTAAGAACAGAAGTTATCCATTTTTGATGACATTGAATTAAATGTCCTTTGGCTTGTTGCCAAATCATCAAAGTGTCAAACTCTTGCTTTGAACAATCAAGCTGTCTATCTCGACAATATTCTCGACCAATCAAATCAAGTTTATAATCATCATTCCACTCTTTAGAATATGATGTTTGATTATCACGACCACCAGTAGTTCCAAGATACTTATCATTTGCATCTTGAAATTTAGTTTGGTGAGGATTTCTATCTTTACCACTCATTTCAATATCAATGTCTGGATTACAACCCTCTTGTGCTTTCAGTTCATCACGAAAATAAGCATATCCAAAATCGTGGTCACGACTACCATTATCTTGACCCTTGATACCACCGTCAATTTTAAAATCAAAGTGGTGTGATATTCTTTTATCAACTATGATTGGTTTATCATTTTCATCACGATCTTCGGCTTTGCCCATATAACCAAGATGAAAGCAACTATCAGAAGCAATAGTATCTACATTGTCAAATTTCTTTTGTAGGTATCTTGCTTTCTCAACATCACTTTCAGTATAATGTCGTCTTACAATTTCGTGAGTTAAATCCCACGCCTTGTCTTGTTCACCTTTAATATTTTCTCTTGCAAGAAAATACTTTTCTTTTTCTTGAGTATCTTCAGCCTCAATATGCACTCGCATACGATTGGCGATTTTATTACGATACTCAGTATTTAGTCTTATTCTAGTCATTTTTACCTTTCTGTTAAAAATAAAGTTTTAACACTTGACTTTACTATTGTCAAGCATTATATAGGAGAAGATGATAGTAGATAGTATATTTCTAATACCCATTTTGGGTTTTGCATTTATGATATATCTCATAATTGTAGATGTTTGGTTTGACGATTAAACTTGAGCCCTGATCCATTGTTGCTCTTCCCAAAGATAAGCGATGGATCTGGGGTCAAGTCTACAGCATCGCGCAAATCGATTAGTTGCTGATGAAAGGATCTATTACTGCTTGTGTGTGCACCTCCACTTGTGGGAAGAGATCCGCTTGGCCCTTTAAGCTGGTGAGTATAAACACCTATAGCCAGAATAGTTCATAGCAATTGCGTTGTGATATGCTGGCAGTTTAGAATAATTCTAAAGTAGAAAGAGCCCGGAAAAAATTATAAAAGCTACCCGGAAAAAATTATAAAAGCTACAAGCTGCAAGCTTGACAGTGAGTCTAGGATGATGTAGGATAAGTATAGAAAGGATAAATTATGAACTATAAAGAAAAACTATATCAAACAGCCCTGGACCAATACTTTAAGAGTGACATGTACAGTCCTGGTATGATCCAGTGCGCAGTTGACATTGTCATTGGTGATGATGGCTTCAGAGGCAAAGAGGTCCTGGAAGTACTTAAGGGATTAAAAAAGAATGATGGTTATGACAAAGGTAGAAAAGAATGAAAAAATTCACAATAGAAGTTAGTCACGCGTCGTCGCCTCAGCTGGCGACGATTGCTCTAGAGTTAAAGATCATGGCCAATGGATGGACGAAGCATGGACCGCGGATCACGATCAACGGCTCCAAGCTGCAAGCTCCAAGCCTCAGGGTTCCCGGATCAGCTAAAAGCTACAAGCGGCAAGCTTGACTAAATAATAATATAGGATATAGTAGGATTATGAAAGTTAGAAGCAAACACAACGACCTTATGAACTACTTCATAGTAGATCATAAATATTTATCTAAACAATATATTAGAAAGTGTAAAAAATTCTTATGCTCATTAAAGAAGCAAACAAAATAACCGGCGGCCTGACGTATACGACCAAGATGCCTGGACCATCGTACAACACACCCGCCAGCAGGTGCCTGACTGGCGCGAAGCTTCGCAATGTAAAAAATTCTGTATGTTCCAGCTGCTACGCCCTGAAGGGCAACTATAAAAGATTTCCAAAAGTGGAGGAAGCTCTAGAACGTAGATTCCAAAGCTTGGGCCATGGTTCATGGATCGAGGCCATGGCAACACTGATCAAGAAGCATAAGTATTTTAGATGGCATGATGCTGGAGATATTCAAAGCGTCAAGCACCTGGAGAATATATTTGAAGTGTGCCGGCTCACGCCTGACACTCGGCACTGGATGCCAACCAGAGAAGCAAAATTTTTAAACCTTATGGATCCAGACATAGTTCCGTCAAATTTAATTATTAGAATGAGCTCTCATATGATAGACCAAAAACCTGTTAAGTTTTGGCCCTGGACTAGTACAGTCACATCAGGCCACGACGCCAGCTGCCCCGCGCCCAAGCAGGGCAATAAGTGCGGGAATTGCCGTGCATGCTGGAACCGCTCAGTCTCAACGGTGAGCTATGGCAAGCACTAAGCACTTTAGAATAATTCTAAGCTCCAAGCTCAGAGAGCTTCAAGCTCCAAGCGACAAGCTTCAAGCCCCCGAACCAAAGGTTCAAGCTTAAAGCCACAAGCGGCAAGCTCAGTGATCCGTGAACCACGGTACATCTGAACAAGTTTCGAGGACCTCGGACCAAGGGCCTCGGCTATGATAAAAGTATTCTTTGGATGGGTCTTATGGAACGCAATTTGGTGTGGTGAAAATTTAAGTTTATTCCCTCGAGTAACTTTTAACTCAACTGTAAAAAAGTGGCCAGAAGTATTATACCCCAATAGATCAGGGCAACCAAGTAAGCTAAGGTTTTCAAGCCTTGTCCATAAAATCCTGGGTGATTTTTTACGAAGTTTCTGATATAATTTTGCCTCTGGACCCATGTCTTTATCGAGGTAACTACCTCGTGCATTAGTAGTCTTTTTGTAACTTATCTGGCAGTATAATACTAGATGGTTTTTGAGTTTTTAAAACTAATCGATGTGCGGTATGACCTTTAAAACCTGTAATGGGAACTTCATTCTCATGCACTTCCATTCTTCTAACATCATACAATGTACCATTGACTTCACAAAGTAGTACAGCGTTCTTTACAGCGTCCGAGCCTTCAGTAAATGTAGATAAAAATTGTTGTAGGTCTTGTACTCGCATTAAATATTATCTTTCAGAGTTCTTTAGCTTAATAAGTAAATCCTCTATTTGTTTTGACAACTTAATGTTGTCCGTGTGAATTTCTATATTCCTCTGCTCTAAATTTGTCAAGGACATTTGTAATTCTCCATTATATTTTTGATGATCATCATTAATTTGTTTAAGTGCCTTCATTTCAGGAGAATTTACACCGATAGCTTTGACAAGAGAAGTTTCTCCCTCAGCTTCAGTTAACTTCTTTTTTAACTCAAGATTTGACTGAACAATTTTAACTAACTTCTCAGAAAGTTCACGAACAATTTGTTTATTGCCATCCAACTGATTCTTGTCTCTTATCCATTGAGCTTCTCTTTGTTTCCACTCCCAGATCTCTTTTTGATGTTGTGCAATCAATAAAGTATCCAATGAATCTTTGTCTTCATCTTTCATATTGACTTTATAGGATAGTTACCTTAAATTGTCAAGTATGGGAGTTCCAAAAAGATTAACAGAAATGCAAAGAAGATTTGCTGAATACATGGTATTTGGTGGACCTGAGGGTGTAATGACACAGATGGAAGCTGCAAAGCTGGCTGGTTACAGCCCTAAGAGAGCTAAGCAAGAAGGTTGTGAATTAATGAACCCAAGACTATCTCCTTTAGTGGCAAAATTTATAGGCGAACTCAGGGAAGAGAGACGAAACAAGTTTGAAGTTAACTATGAAAAGCACGTAGCTGAACTAGACAGAATTAAACAGGCCGCCCTAAAGAAGGGAAGCTTTTCTTCTGCCGTAAACGCTGAAGTATCTCGAGGCAAGGCAGCAGGACTATACATAGACAGAAAAATAATAAAACATGGGAAATTAGAAGAATTAACAGAGGAACAGCTAGAAGCCAAAATGAAACAAATTTTACACGACTACGAACCTCTTCTGAATAACAATGTTGTTGAAGGAGTGGTTGATGAAAAGCCATCTAAATCTTTGACACCATCTACGAAAGCTTCTTAATATTCTGAATTACTGATGTTGGAATAATGGTTGTATTACCTATTGTTTCAAACTCTGTAGTCTTATCTTTAGTTCTGATGTAATCACCAAACAATCTAGTTACACCTTTAGTTTGTGATACCAGATACCCTCTGGATACACAGATAGGCAACTTAGATTTATTTAACGCTCTTGTATCAGACCAGCCCGCATCACCCTCGATGTCGGCCCACTCTATTTCCACAAAAGGATATTTTGTTATATCCGTTCCCAACGTCTTAACGTTGAGCGGAATTGTCTTCTTGTTTTTAAGTCTTCTCTTTGATCTTTTTTTGTTTGGTTTTCTTTTCGGCATAATTAGTTATAATTTAAAAATCTGTATATGTATGTAAAAAAAAATGAAAAAACGAAAAGCTCGAAAAGTGTTTGGGCTGGATAGAGCTATTGTATACATATGTCGCACTTAGTTCAAATGTGACATTATAATCTGTCACATGACACTTTTTATTTACACCAAATGGCAGACATTATTGTTGTATACCAACACTTCTAAGCCATTTGTACAAAAAGACACTTTTTCTATAGTAGTTTTTTTTTTTAATTTCATTTTTTTTTAGCTGCATATACAGATTCTGTCGTTTGCCTTAGTTTGAACACATTTAAAACACCTTTAGGACACTTTGTCTTTTGAAAACTGCTCCAAAAGCTTGGCTGTATCAACCTGTGCTTGTTCTTTCTCATCATGAATTAGTTCGTTATACTGGTCCAGTCGCTTCAGGAATAGATGCTTGTATGATCGTAAACCCTGGTCCGTGATTCGGAATTCTTGGTAATATAAATCAGGAGTACAGACCATAATAACTCCTTGACGAATCGTGCTACCGTAATACGCATCGTGGGCCATGGCGTAGGCTGCAATTTGCAGATAGTAATCTTCTATCCATTCTTCTCTCTTGGGGCGATTTGACTGCTTAAAGTCTACAATAGTTTCCATGTCATTGTGCATACATACGAGATCAGTACTCCCAGCATACAACCCAGGGTAATGTAACATAACTTCTGAACCATAGGTTTCCGAAACAGATGCAAGACCCATTTCAATAATTTTTTGGGCCATGGGCTTCGCCTCGCATCCGATTGGCGTAAGATCATCGTAGCCAGTGTCCGTGATATAAGACTCCAGGAATTTGTGCATGCTTGTCCCCCGCTGAGAAGATATATTCTTGATTGATTCTGCTTTTTCATGTCCAACTTTATTTTTCCAAGCCGTTAGATACTCCTGATTCTTGGTCTTTGCAAGGATTGTCGTCACCGAAGGTAATTTAACACCTGCAAAGTCATAGAACCGTGTTCCTGTCTTGGAGTCCGTGACTTGTTTTCCTGATATATAAGAATACTTTTTACTTTTTTTCATTTCTTTACAACTTTCATTCCATAATTATTAATAGCTTTTTTAATTTTTAGCCCCTTCTTCTTTTTTAAATCATTTTTTTTAAAAGGTCTATAGTCCACGTGATGATGCCAACGATTAAATTTCCATACCACTTTAGCAACGTCTGGGTGTAATTTTTCTAACATTTTAGATTTATTTAAAGTTCCTTCGTGTTCGTAAAAAGCCTCTGTATTACCGCCCTTCACCGTTTGTGTGGTTGCTTTCTCCTGAATGAAGGCATTAAATTGAATAGTGCACCAACCCTCTTTTAAAACTCTCAAGGATAAATCGGTATCTTCGTTGTATCTTGCTCGCCAACGATAAGGAATATCATTTCGAATCAATAAACAAGAATAGATTCTAGTATTTTTTACATAAGGTGGAATTTGTGTTTTAGCTTTTGCTAAAAAATCATAATTAAATCCAGCAAGAGCAATGTTTTCATATCGTTCAATAAAATCTTCAGCAACTTTAAATATAGTTCCAGAAGTAACGTGAACATATAAATTTTTATTAATTCTACCAAAGGCTGCGATGTTATCATCCATGACCCAATGGCTCGTGGCCCCTTTTTCTAAAGAATTTTCCCAACAAAAATTTCTCGCAGCTCCTGGTCCATTACTTTTTCCCTGGTCCGTGGTGCATGCGTCGTAGTTCTTGATATATTTTTTAGGAAGAATGAGTATCTTATCTTTACCCATAACTCCTGCATACGAGTCATACTCTTGTTCTTCAACGACCATCGAGTAAGGCACGTTCATCTTCTCTAGAGCTTTACTCGTAAATCGACTCTCCCATCTTCCTTTGGATATGATATAAACTGGATGTTTAGGATTCATCAACGTATTTCTTGTTGGCGTATCTCCTTTTTTTCCATTGGGGGTGCCACAGACTGGGTGCCTTGGTTATTTTTTGTTTAATAAGCTTAGCAAAGTCATCGATATCTTTCTGGTTTCTAAAATGGACAACTATTTTTCTAAAAGAAGTTAAATCTTTCATTTTAAATTCTGGCATGTCCTGCCATTCTTTTTTCCACGATTCATCTTTTTTCTTTTTCATTTGGGTAGCTTTCTAACATCTTTAAGTTTTTCAATATCACGGTAGGGCACCATGGTTGTACGCTCTAGAGGACGGTCCCATCTATTATACACAAGCCAAATTCCTTTTCCTTTGGGAAATCCTCTACGCTTCAATTCATCCCAAACCAATTTAAAAAGTTCTTCTCTATTAACGACTAACCAATAGTTACTTCTTTCAAAGACAATATAATCTGCTTTACCTCTACCCCAGCCAGGTTTACCCTTAACATTAGTTCCTTCGTGCCAGGCAGCATCATCTTGTGTGTTTGAATCCCAGCGGTTAGTTTTTTTAAGTCCTTTTACATCAAACTTAAAAGTTTTACCGTCGAGATCCCCTTGAACATCCCAATGTTCACTAAAATCTTGATAATCATTAGATTCAATAGCATTAGTTAAATGCTTTTTGTAGAAATTTCTCTCTACAATTCTACCTTTCTCTCTAAATTCTCTCCAGCTCATTTTTTTAATTTAATTAATTTAAAATTCTTTTCTCTATCAAAATATCTATAAGACATTCTAACGGGTTGAAACTTATAAACGTAATCAAACACAACGGTTTCATCTAATTCTTTACAACTATACACATCCATCTGTACCAAAGCAGGGCTTAACTCATCCCATGAATGTAAAGTAATGTGTGATGTTTCTATAATAGTAACACAAGTTAATCCTCTATTACCTTCGATCTCACAATACTTTGTATAAGGTCCACCTAATATTTTCATATCAATATCTTTAATTAAAGAACGAGTCCATTTCTTTATCGCCTTTAAATCTTTAGGTGGCTCTAATACTTCAGCCCTTACTAATAAATGCTTATGCTTTAATTCTTTCATTATTTTTTGGCATCTTTGACCAGTCTTTCTGTATTGGTTACATGTAACATATCATTGTCTCGGTAGCCATTGGCTCTGGCCCACTCTTCGTGAAATCTTTTAATGTCTTCATTTTCCTGGCGCGCACCTCCCCATTTCTTTTTTTTATTTTTAGTAATTTCTCCCCACTGCATTTTATTCACAATGTAATACTCGTGAGATTTTGCTTTTACATAATCACGGGCACGATAGGATTTCATATAATTTCTTTTTTGTTCTTTATTTTCTTCAAGTTTGTAATATCGTAGATTTGCTTCTTTACGATTAATTTTATCTTGTTCGGTTCTGTTTATACTCATAATTATGTTGTAATAAGCATATAAATACTCAATAAACTAAGAAGCGCTAAGGCACTAAAAATAAAAATGAAAAAATTAGGCATTTTTATTTGTTTCTTTTAAGCGTTTCATAAACATGGCTTTTTATTCCTTTCTCTGTGTTCATAATAGTTAAAACGTCCATACCATTGTAGGCTTTGACGTAAGCATTTTGACTTACGGCAATACTAGACCCACTCATAACAAGTGCAAACTCAGTGCAACTGCTTATGGTAATAAGCATTATAAATAAGATCATCAACTTCAGCTTGATCATATAATTTTACTTCTCCTTCGGATTCGCAAGTCCAACATTGTTTAACTTCTATTTCACCCTTGTTGTCTTTTACATGAATATAACCATTCCCAGAACAGTTATCACATATTACTTTGTATGTCATATTTGTTTATAATTATTATATTTTTTTTATTTTACCGTTTAGCTTCTTAGCTTTTTCATTTACTAAAGATTCAATTGTTTTACTAATAGACAGTTTTGCGTCTGGCAATAAAACTTTAGATAACTTTGTTAAAGTGTTGTATGTATGGTGTGTTAACGAAACGTTTCGGTATTTTGTTATATCAGTCATTTATTTGTTCCTTTCATTTAACTGATAATATAGGATTTTGGATCAGAATTGTCAAGATGAAAATAGTACTAAGTTTAATTATTTGTTCGGCCATAGCTGGTGAGTGTCAGCCTTCTTTTCAGCATAAAAACCTGTTTGAGGACTGGTCTAGCTGTATGTATCAAGGCTATAATGACTCATTAACTTTATTGGGTGTTATGGGTGATGACTATATTAATGATAATAAAATATTTATTAAATTTGCTTGTAAAGAAATTCCCGATAAAACTACTTAAGAGTACTAGATACAGTAGTAACCCCACATTAAACTACCATCAATTGTATAGTTGCCTTGATTGGTCCTTGATCCGCGGTGCGTGGTGTTGGCTTCACGCCAGGCGTTACCCATAGCAGAGCAATCTAAACCATGCGTTGGAAGTCGTATTTCTTGGACCGTGAGATTAGCTGTTAATAATAATATAACTATTACTTTCATTGCATAAACTCTGGTACATCACGATTGGTGTACTTGGCAAAATACTTTTTATCATTAACATAATAATTTCTGTAGGCATCAACATAACTAATTTTTTTATACTCGTCTGGCATACATTGTGGTGGTGTCGTCATATAGTTAGCATTACCTTTAATCTTTAAATCTTGTATTATCTTTAGCATTTTATGTGATGCATGAATCTTGTTGTATCGGTGTGTATATTCTTCACCTAATGCAAGACCATGCTCGAGAGCCCAGGCAAAATTGTCATTAGATTTATTGACCCAAATCGTCATAGGATGCTTAGGATATGCAGATTTGTAGCCTACATCATGACCTTGACTACGCACAGCCGTAGATATCATTTGAGCTGTCTCTAGTACCATTTTAACAACGTGCTTGTCACATTGCATACGTGCTGCTTTGACAGGATCTTTATCTAAAAAGAATATGTTCATAACTTTCTAACTTAAATATAGGATATTAGATGATTATTGTCAACCTTGTCCGCGAGATTTCTTGCGTCTCGGAATGCGTTTAGAATAGTGTTTTGCGTGCCTTCCAGGGCGCTTTATGGGAGTTCTATCATGGTAGTTGGAGACTCCATACCCTTTATTAGCCATTGTTTTTTTCTGCTACAACTTCTTTATCAACCGCCAAGTATTTAATGACTCCGTTAACTTTTTGTTCAGTATCTCCACCACAGTGCATACATCTATATAAATTTTCATAAACCGAAACAAAGACTGTCTGCGATCTACAATGAGGACAATGACCTTTGGTTACTTCTGCTGTAAAGTCAAAACCCTTTCCAAAAATATCTTTTCCAGATTTGTCCATTAGTTTTTCTATTATATTTAGTTTTATCTTTAAATCGTTGCGGTGTAAAGTGCTTTAAAAGTCTAGCTACAGGGTTTCTATTGGAAGTTAATTTTTTAGCCACTTCCTATCACTTTGAGTATTTTTTTTCTTCCTTGATAAATTTCTGTTTCAGCTGTTATTTTTTTACAGGTAAATAACACGGAATCGGGATTTATTTCCCTCATGGCAACTCTCTTACTTTTTAAGCATGCAGACATCGACTCTTTGTAAGTGAACTCAATCATATTTCCGTTTAAAAACATCAACAGACCTACAACAATTTCTGTCATTAGCACTTCCACTTTCTTAGTGATTTAGATAATCTATCTTGACCCGTGTTGTTACTTGGTTTTTGTCTTTTTCTCATTCCACGCATTCGTTTACAAAAAGATCTTTTTCTTGCTCCACCTTCTGGTTGAGGTGCTTTTAAATCTGATCCTGGGTTAGCAGCTTCATAAGACTTACGTCCTTTTTCATTGAGTCCACCTGATTCTGATTTACCTTCTTTTCTTGTCCAGGCAGCAGATCCACCACCATTCATGTAAGCTCTTCCAAATCCTCTTAATGCAATCATGTTTTTTTAGCTGTCTTCGCTGATTCTGTAAAATTTTTAGCTGTAGGTCTTCCAGAGTCTCCAGCCTTAGCCATTGTCTCTCCTGAACCTGCTGCTATTCTAGCTCTTTTTTTATGAATGTTTTCGTATAGTCCACCGCCCATAGATTTTTTAATTCTTCCACCATGTCGGTAGTTAGCTCTAGCGCTTCTTCCTTTTATTTCTATTCCTGGCATTAATGTGCTCCATTTCCATTTGCAAAGTTACGCAAATTATCTTTTAATTTTTCAACATCTCTTTGTGCTTTTTCCATATCTTTTTCTAATCGTTCTATATTTACCTGATTGTGCATCATTCCGTCAACTCTTTCTACTAATTTTTCGGTGGATTTGTACAAATCCTCCAACATCATGAATTGTTCCTGATCGATTGGTTTTTGTGTTGAGGCCTCAAGTAAATCTTGTTCCATCAATTGTTTTGATGTTTCTAAAAATGTAAGTCTTGTTGTAATTTCACTATAAGCCCAGACCCCCGCCGCGACGGCGACTAGTATAGAGAGTAAATTTCTCATCGGCATGGAAATGGCTGTATTATCTGATAATTTCATAATTATTCCGTTGGTTTTGGCTCAGGTAGTATAAAGTCTTTTGGTGGCATTTTCAAGAACTTATCTCCCATTAACTCAATGCCTGGATTCTCTAGTTTATACTCATCTTTTAGATCATCCCAATAACTTTTAGAATCTTCAGGTCGGTTGTCTACTTTAGTTGGAGATACACCTCTACATTTGCCTACTAACAAAGCAAAATTAGGATTGTGCTGTAATGATGGGTTGTTGTTGACTCGACCACACATCTTCATCAGCTCTAATTGTTGTTTAAGATTTAGGTTTTCTTCTACTGTTTGGCAATCTACACCTAAATATTTTCTGTAAGTAAAATTTAATCTATAATTATCTTGTTCGGAATCTGAAGTGCCATAAACATAATCTGTTTCTCTGTCTTCTACTTCTATTCTAGTTTCAAAATCTCCACATCTTGAATTATACTCGTTAAGATAATCATTTCTAGAGTGTGCAGGTCCACCAAAGATTGCTAATAAAAATAACATTATAAAAAGAACTAACGTAAATTTGTAATTCATATTTAGTGTCTCCATTCATGTTTACCTATTTAGGTCCTTAATATCATACGAATGCTCTCTCACCTGGTCAGCCAGAGTTCTATATAAATTTTCTGCCATCTGCCATGTAGCTTCTGCTGATGATAGTCGTGTGTTCATCTTAGTTAATTCTTTTTGAGCAGCATCTAAATCTCTTTGAAGATTTACAATCTGTGTTTCTGATTCATTAATGGTTTGAGTAAGATTAAGTACGTATCGAATAGAGGTAAAACTTCCTACGACTAAAGAAGCAACGATAGGAATAAAGATAATATTTTTCTTAAATAGATCCGCTATGTTCATCGTTCTTAACCTTCGTGTTGATTTTGTATTCGTAGGTGTCTTGCTCGTTTTTTTCTTGCTGTTCGTGCTGCTGACAGCATGTGCCATTGTCTTCTCTTTTTTTGCTGTGCATATTGCAGCATTTTGTTTCGTCTATTGGCATGAGAGACACTCATCGTTGTTTACTGTAGCTCCTTGAGGATTACAATTACATTTCTCACACGGACAAACGCCAGTATTGTCTGAATGTCCGTTAACATTACAGTGACAATTACAAAAACAATCTTTACATTTACTCATTTTTTCTTTTCCTCAATTTCGTAAAAGAAATTATCCGTATCTTCTGTTCTCCATTTACCCGAGTCTTCTACATTCCATTCACTGGTTTGAACTTTATAATCTGGTATATTATCTTTGACTGTAAAAGATGGGATATCCCAAATTAATCTATTATTAGGTTGTGCTGCATAATTACCATCATCTAGCTCGAGGATGTGTGCGCACTTATGTTCGTGCGGTATTTCAGAATGATCTGTATCGACTATATTACTCTCTGGATGTGCCCAGTCAACCGTAAAAAGATAATGACCGTGATACCATTTTTTGTCTTTACCTATGTATTTACCGTGTTGGCCGTCTAAAATATCGTAAGTAGTAATAGCAGGATAGTAACTAAAACTATTCCAAAGCTCCAACTCGTCAAGTCTAGGCCGAGGAACTTTTTTGACATCAAAGCCTCGCTGGATAAAGGCAGAAATCGGTAAACGATAGAAGATAGCACCATTTTCCATAATTGCATGAAAGAGTATAGCGCGCCCTGTAATCGATGCCATCCCAAAGATGAGGCAGTCTTCAGCTTCTCCCACATGTCCGGTAAGGTCATAGAGATATTCCCTTCTTACCTGCGCATACGTTGCAGGTATGTTTGCGTTTAAATATGCCATTTAACATATAATCCTATTATGCGATTGCTAAAATAATGATAACCACTACAGCACCAATCACTAGTTTTTTGTGATCTGTCCATAGGTGATTTATTTGATCTAATATATTCATGTTTCCTCCTATTTTATGTTACCCCAGTTTGTACCCGATTCATAGTCTACTTTATTGGGAACTTCAAGAGTAACTGCATCCTCCATAACACTTTTTATGTGTTCTGCGTGCGCTGGTGAATTTACTGATATATCTAATTCATCGTGAACTTGTATATGCGGAACTATTCCCACTTTATGTAATTCTATCATTGCTTGTTTTGTCATGTCCGCAGCGGAGCCTTGAATCAATTTATTTAAAGCTTTGTAAGTAAAAGCTCTTTTAATCCCTGGTCCGTGTTCCGCGAGCGCTGCTTCATGGGATAATGCTTTATGAATTCCGAATGAATTAGGTTCCCACAAAGGAAAACGACATAGTCTTCCAAGTAATGTTCTTATTTTTCCAGAGTTCTGGGCACGTTGCATTACATTATCCATAAGGTGTTTTACAAAAGGAACCTTAGCGTGATATTTTTTAAATAATTCATCAGCTTTCTCTTTACTTACTCCGAGTTCTGCTTGTAATTTATTCTTACCCATACCATAGAACAGACCAAGGTTTATAGTCTTGGCCTGCGATCTAGGTATCTCTGCCATATCAGCAACAATATTGTGAAAGTCTGCGTCTCCATCACGATAGGCCTCTAAAACCTCTTCAACTCCATAGAGTTTCTGTAAAGAAGCATAATGCACTACCAGTCTAGGCTCTTGTTGAGAATAGTCAAAACAACCCCATCTATGGCCTTCCTCAGGGATAAATAAAGCTCTTATCCGTGGTCCGAGATCCTTGTCTCGTGCAGGAATTTGTTGAAGATTCGGGTTACTATAACTAAATCGTCCAGTGACCGTTCCTCCATTGTCTCCACGTAACTGATTGATATCAGCATGAATTCTTCCTTTGTGAGTATGTTTTAATATGGTATCAATAAATGTGGTATGAGCTTTGTTAATTTCTCTGGCTCGGGCTATTTTTTTCACTAGTGGGTGGGGGTGATTTATTAAGAAGTTTTTAGTAAAGCTAGGAGCTTTGGTTTTTTCTGTGCGATCATAAGGAAGTTTTAATTTATCAAACACTTCAGCAATAGATCTGGCCGCCCAAATTTGTACCTCGACTTCTGTTTCTTTTTTTACTTCTGTTAATAACTTTTTCTCCTGTTCTACTAATGTTGACTTTTCTTTCGCTGCTTGTTCTTCATTTACACGCACGCCGAGAAACCTCATGTCAACTAAACATGGAAATAATTCTGTTTCCATATCCATAATTGAATTTATATCTTGATGATCTATTTCTTTTTTAAGTTCTTGCCAAAGTGCTAATGTAATTTCTGCATCTTTTTCTGCGTATGCACCAACATAAATGGCAGGTAGTTTATACATTTCTGCCTTGGGGTCAACTCCCCAACTTTTCGCAGCTTCATATAATTCTGTTTCATTTTTTCCTTTTCCAGTATATCGTTTAGCACAATTGTTTAAGTCATAACGCATTTGATTTTCATCAACCAAAGCCGATGCAATCATCGTGTCGACTATTTTACCGTTAATACTTAAACCGAGCGCTCGTATCCAACACACGTCATACATGGCGTTGTGGAAAATTTTAATGGATGATGTTTTTAATACTTCTTGAAACCATTTTAATACTTTTTTACGATCCATGTTGCCGCCACCTTCGTGAGCAATAGGATAATACCCACACCAATCTTTAACAGCTACTGCTATACCCGTTACGTCTCCTCTACCTACAATTGAACCTGATCCCATTTTAATTAAATCGGGATCTTTCGTTTCTAAGTCTATTGAAATTTCATCGTACGCAGATAAGTCAGGAAAATTTTCTGGCGGTAACCATTCGGTTTGTGGTTTAAATAGTGGTATCTGCATTAGTTATGCGGACAATCTTTCTTCCATTTTTTATAGCCTTTAATCCAATCTGCATTGGATGTTTCAGGTGGTTTAATCATTCCCCAAGAATTTTTTGGAGGGTAAGTTCTTTCTGCATCTTCTTTAGTAATACCCGCATTACGATACTCTTCTTCTTCGGTCATAGGAGTCATGTCTGGGTCTTTGGTTTGAATTTTGTAATCTCTTTCAATAATCATATCTATATAATGCTTTGCTTTTTCTAGATCTTGAACCTCTCCTTTATGTGCGTGTCTGCAGATATATTTAATAGCATTTCCTTCTGCAAAAAGCAATTTGTTCTTGTTTATAAATTCACTTGGCTGCATCTCCATATTTTTATAATGGGATCCTCCGACTTGCTTATCGTATGCGCTCATATATTAAATCCTTTGTTATATTGTTTGGGTTCTATGATGTGTAGATTTTCTTTAGTTCGTGTTGCTCCTACATAAAACAAACGACTCTCATCGTCTGGATTTTTTTCATAACCATCAAGTGTTGTTTTAGTAAGATCAGTAAGAAGAACTACGTTCTGTGACTCGCCTCCTTTGGCTGCGTGAATAGTTGAAAGTTCTATTCTTGGTTCTTTATTTAATTGTTCACCATTCGCTCGCATTTTTCTTAAATATTCCACACGTCTTGATCCAGCATCATCAAAAGCTTCATACCAAACTTTGTTTGTGCTTAAACCAAAATCTTTAGTTAGCTGGTCTATGTTGTAAAAAGCTCCTTTGGTCATTCCATAGAGCGAAGACTTATCAGCATGATTAGGTGACATATATCCATAAATTTTTTCTACTTGTTTATAAGTTAAAGGTTGTCCTTTTCTCAGGTGTTCCCAGTTAATAGCTGAATCTTGAATATCTTTTTCGTAATTACGTTTATTTTTAGTTTTATAATATAATCCTTTTCGATATAAAATATCTTCTATGTCTTGAAGCATGTGTTTGGTTCTGGCTAAAACCAACCATTCACCTGAGGACATATCTACTGAATCAACTTCAAAATGTCTGTGCAAACCACCCTCATTAGTTTTTGGTTTCCATGTTTTATTAATTCGATGTTTAATTCTATTTATAATTCCCATTGCTATTTGATGGACTTTAATAGGTACTCGATGTGATTGTGTTAATGGAAGATTAATCATCTGATCCTGTAAAGCTATAAAAGAATCTACATCAGCGCCAGCCCATTTAAAGATAGCCTGGTCGTCATCTCCTGCAATAAAAGAATCTTTGGTTTTTTTCCAAATAGATTTTGCCATATCCCATTGCATAGGAGATAAATCCTGAGCCTCATCAATAAATACTACATCAAACTTAGGGGATAAATCTGATTTTATAAAATTTAAAATCATGTCGTTATAATCAATTAAGTTATATTCTTTTTTGTATCTCCGCAGTTCATTAGAAATAATATTTAATTTATCAAATTCTAAATCCTGAGTGTGTTCTTTTCTATTATATTGTTGTTCGGGTGTAATATTTCTAAGTTGAGCTAGTTGAATTATTTGGAGATACTCACTATCAGAAGTAAATATACCATGATCTTCTTGATGTGATGCATACGAGACTGGAAATCCAATTTTCTTTCCAAGATCTTTGTAATGACTTGATTGCATAACTTGATCTTTTTTAAGTCCTAATTTTCTAAAGGCTAGTGAATGTATTGTTCTGAAATAAGGAAGATCCTCTTCAGTTAAATTAAATTTTTTAATGGCTTCATCTCTGGCATGATTCGCAGCTTTTTGTGTAAAAGCAAAATAACCAATTTTAGTGGGGTCTGTTTTTTTTAAATAACTATCAACTTTATTTAATAGAGTTGTAGTCTTTCCTGTACCTGGTGGTCCTAATACTATTGTTCTCATTAAAATACATCCGTAGGTTTTAATTCTTTTTGTTCATAATTTTCTTTTTTCTTGTCAAATTCTTTCACTGTAAAAACTGAAATTCGTTCTTTACCCACTCTTTTCTTATCATCACAATTACAATGATCCTTTAACATTTGTGCGGTTCGTTGATAATTTATTTCCCATCGTTGTCTAATTAAAAATTTACTATAAAACATACTGAACACAAAATGATGGTATCCTCCGTTAGACCACACTCCTCCTCTTTTAAGATCACTAGCATCAGAACCTATGTGTCTGTTTAAACAAAATTCTTCTAAATGATTTCTTAATTGATCTGGAGTTGTTACACCCTCTGGTGGCTCCACAGGTTCGTGGTTCTTCATCAGTGGATTGATAATGGTGTCCCAGTCTTTAGGTTTAACAGTAGGTGGTTTAAAATCTAACTGTTCCATACATGCTTCTTGAAATAAACTTTGTTGTTTTAAAAATTTAACATTTTCTAAATGTAATCTTTCTCCATCAACATTAAGATAATAATAAGGTTTTTCTAATTTAATTTTTTGTAAATCCGTCAATGCAGGAAATACAATTTCATCTCCTATTCCAAACTTTCTAGTTCTACATAATTTTTTATCACAAAGATTACACATAGGAACGTCGTTACATTTGTATCCCCATTCTTTTTTCTCATGTTGAGCTATAATTCTTGCTACACCTGCTTCTTCGTATGGAGGTTCACACGAAGCAGCATTAAATAAAGTTATTTGAGTTTTCCACTCACTAGGCCATTTCTTTTTTGCATAGACCGCATAATGAAAAAGAGCATTATCTCTGCCTCCTCCCTTGTCTCCTTCAAGAACTTTGTTCATGGACATAAGTTCAATACAAGGTGGTGCATCATCATATTCTGATTTAGGTCTTTCGATTTTTATTTTTTTAATATCTTTTTGCTTAACATAATCATACAATTCGTAAAATTCTGAAAGAGTTGCTGCTTCTCCATCACCTTTAAAAGCATATCGTGTTGATTGATCACCATTAAAGTATGGTAAGTTTAAAAAATTTCCTGTATCATCGTGTGATTTTAATTTTATTTGTTTTGGAAAGACCTCTGATCCTCCGTAACCTAGTGCTGTTTTTATCTCCGTAAGTTTATCTCTCATTCTTTCTGCAGAAACGGGTTCGATGGTAAAGAGAAAGACGTGTGCGCCCCCACTTTTAGAGCGACATACTATTAAAGGTAATTTTAATTGTTTTATTTGTTCTATTAATTTTTTGTGATCAAAGCCTGCGTATGAATCAATGTCTACACACCCCCATATACATTGGTTATCATCATTAATGGGAATAATTCCTAAACTTTGAGACCCTTTTAAATGCTTTAACCAAAGATCATCTGTTACAGGCTGCCTTACAACAAATGATTGGCCTTTTAATTTGACACCATCGGCTACAGGTTCACTTACTTTAGTACAACCATGAGCACGTTCTAATCCTTTAAATATTTCTTTAAATTTATCTATACTCATTTTATTATTAACCACTAATTTCATACTCATAATTTTGTCTTGGGCGTTTTCACTCTCGCTTCCACGCCCAATCCTAGGAATCTAGCCAAGCTAGATGATTAATAAGGTGAATCGCTTTTTGATTCTTCAGAGCCGTGTTTAACTTGTACTTCATCCTTGGTAAGTCTTTCGGAGAAGTCTTTAGCCATTTTATAAGTAGAAGCATCTTCAATCGGACCAACTTTAGAATAAGTCCATCCAAACCATGTTCCTTTGTCGTTAGTCATTTGAACAGTTTTTAGATTATAAATGTGGCTATATGTTGGTGGTGTGAATAAGCCATTTTTACCCTGTAGTTTAAGACCCATCATCGTTGTAAGCCATTTTCTACTAACCGACAATGATGTCGATTTCATAGAAATTAAAGCTGTTTGCGGTGAGTCTCCTAAAACAACTACAAAATGATTAGCTGTTGTTTCAAGATAATTTCCACTTGGCAATCTATCTTTAAAAGATTTATCGCGAGTAGTTGTACTCACAATATCACTATTTGCTTTATGGATTGCTACTGGAGAGCCACTACTGGTTCCACGATCTTGCCATTCTACATATTGTTTTAGATAATGACATGGTAATACATTTATACCTTTAGCACCGTCAAAAAGTTCTTTAGTGACGCTGTTAAAAATCATGCCAGGTTCTGCCCCCTCAACATATTTACCATCTCTTTTATTAACTTCAGGAGATAGTGGCATCAAAACTTTTAAAAAAGGTAACGCAAGATCTTCCTGCGTTATGTTTTGAGAACCTTTGTCTGCATCAGCTTCAAACATATTGATTGCTAATGCTCCTCCTTTTCTTTTTTCTACTTCTGTCGTGTTTCCTTCTTTTGTCATTTTATTGTTTTCCTTTTATTGTTGTTTTATTTTCAACATATACGCTGAAAAGTTCCGTTGGCATGTCTTTACCTGCCTCGATACGCTCACGGACGAGCGCTTTTAGAGTCATGGGCTCAACCTTCAACTTTTGTGTCGGTTGATACCCACGCTCTTGTGCAAGGGCAGCATAATCTGCCGCCTTGTTTTCTTCGTTTTTGCCAAAAGATACAGTAATATCATTTTTAATAATATCACCTAATCCATTGTCACGAAGCCAGTTAAAAGCAGCTTCTCTATTTGCTATAGTGATGCTGGCTTTATAATCAGGTTTAACATCTACAGAAGATCCATCCATAAGTTTCAAATGAGACAAACCCATTTCACTCATCATAGTTGGAATAATTTCTACAGAAACATGTTTTAATTCTTTTTTTGTTTTTTTAATATTTTCTTCTTCCAACTCAAGTTTTTTCTGCATGTTATTTAATCTCTCAACTTGATCGGCTAAAGATTGAACATCCGTTGTCTTTTGCATAACGTTTTGTTGGTCTTTTTCAAAATCTATATTACTCATCTATTTTTCCTTTCTCGTATAAGTTTATAGCAATGGAATAATATTTTCTTTCTTGCTTATCCCACTTTAGTAAGTTGTATTTGCCGTTTGTTATATCAGAAACTATAGAACACGCGACACCTATAATGGCAGGATCTCCTGTCAATAATAAATGATCGGTGGGCTGATAGTTTGCTAATTCTTTTCTTAATTTAAAAATTAAAGGACCTGGTGAAAAAATTATTTGAGAAAGTTCGGGTAATAAAAATTTAAATGTTCCGTATTCTGCTGCTCCCATAATATTAATTTTAGGCCTACCTTCTCGAGTGCCAGCAATTTCTTGTATAACATATACGGTTGGTGATTTAATATTTTTATCTTTCATACTTGACAATATAGTCATAAATGTTATGTTGTCAATCAGAAAGTATAGAAATTATGAATTATAAATTTAAAACAAAACCTTATAAGCATCAAACTACTGCTTTAGAAAAATCGTGGAATAAAGAAACCTATGCTTATTTTATGGAAATGGGTACAGGTAAAACTAAAGTATTAATTGATAATGCTTCCATGCTTTATGATAAAGGCAAAATAGATGGGCTTTTAATTG